TATCTTATGTAATTCAATCACGATACTATTACAATTAGAATAAAATTATGGCTAAAAAGAAAACTAAAGAAGATGTCATTAAAAATGCAAATATAATTCCTGAAGATGCCTATGTTACGTGGGGAGATGATTTAGCCAGTAAACAGGAAGCCTTAAAGAGATCATCAGCATCTTTGGACGAGTTTACCCTAGTTCAAAAAGCCGAAGCTATGCGCCGATATGGGTTAGACTATTCAAATCTAGATGGACTTACAGGTAGCCGTCCCGGATTCACACGCACAGACTATGACTATTTTAGACCAGATGAGGCAGTGCCTAAAAAGCTAAAAGGAATATTAGCAAAGGCAGAAGATATATATCAAAGAGTAGGATTGGTTAAAAACGTTATTGATCTTATGGGGGATTTTGCTACTCAAGGAATCAGATTCTCCCACAGAAATAAAAGGATAGAGAGATTTTATAGAAGATGGTTTAAGAAGATTAATGGTAAAGATAGAAGTGAAAGATTCTTAAATAATCTTTATAAGTCTGGCAACGTCGTTATCGACAGAAGAACCGCTAAGATAAGTTTAAAAGTTACAGATAAGCTATATCAAAGTTTGGGCTCTGCTGATTATTTAATTTCTGACATTGATATGGTGCCAGTGGAGAAAAGAGAAATCCCTTGGAGATATACTTTTATTGATCCTATTTTTGTAGATATAGTTGCTGGAGGATTGTCTTCTTTTGTTGATAATAAAACATATGAGCTACAATTACCTGGAAATCTAAGAAGTCAGATCAATTCACCGAAAACAGATGCAGAGAAACAGATATTAGCTGGACTTCCTAAAGAAATTATTGAAGCAGCTAAAACTCAACACGGGTATCCATTAGATCCCAATAAAACATTAGTATTTCACTACAAAAAAGATGACTGGCAAGCTTGGGCATATCCAATGATATATGCCATTATGGACGATTTGACAGTAGTTGAAAAGTTAAAGCTTGCTGACATGGCTGCTCTAGACGGGGCCGTATCTAACATCAGGATTTTTAAATTAGGTAATTTGGAACACAAAATAGCTCCAACAAAAGCAGCTACTGCCAAGTTAGCTCAGATATTAGGAAATAATACTGGTGGTGGTACTATGGATTTAATTTGGGGTCCTGATATTGAATTGCTAGAATCAAAAAGTAATGTTCATCAATTTTTAGGAGAAGGCAAATACATACCACATATGAATGCTGTATATGCTGGTCTTGGAATTCCTCCTACGTTAACCGGAACTTTCGGAGCCGCTGGTACAACGAATAACTTTATCTCATTAAAAACCCTAACTCAAAGACTACAGTATGGTAGAGATGTTTTGATGAGATTTTGGGAAAATGAAATAGCAATAGTACAAAAAGCTATGGGGTTCAAGTATCCTGCTAAGATTGAATTTGATAGAATGGATCTTAGCGATGAAAACAGTGAGAAAGCATTATTGATTCAATTAGCAGATAGAAGTCTTATTAGTGACGAACTACTCCAAACTAAATTTGGCATGGATCCAGATATGGAGAAATCTAGGCTCAACAGAGAGACAAGAGAAAGAAAGAGTGATCGTATGGCAAAGAAAGCCGGCCCTTGGCATGATCCACAGCTAGAGAATAGCCTGAAGAAGATAGCTCTACAAGGAGGTATAGTTACTCCTAGCCAAGTCGGACTAGATCTAGAAAAAAAGAAGTCTGGAGAAAAGACAGCACTAGAGTTAAAAACTCCTCCAACTCCTTTTGGTGGTGGTTCTCCGAAGATGGCAAACGATTCTCCTGAATCGTTGCCTCAGATACCAGGACAAGGCAGACCGAAAATGTCTAAGGACACCGAAAAAAGAAAAACCAAAGTTTTCAAACCACAGACCGGAGCAAGCATTATGATCTGGGCAACTAAAGCCCAAGATAAGATCAATGAAATAATTAATCCAATTTTACTTGAATTCTATAGTAAGAAAAATTTAAGAAGTCTAAGCTCAATAGAATTTCAAGAGGCCGAAGAAACTCGTACCAGAATATTATTCAGTTTACAGCCAATGTCAAAAGTTGATACAGAGACAGTTATCAATGCTTTCTCAAAAATCAACACATCTGCAACACAGGATACTCTTATAGAGTATAAAAACTGGCTTAAGTCTATAGAACAAACTTTAGATCAGTCACTATCGGTTGATGACCAGAAGCAAGCAAAAGCGTCTTTTTACAGCTTGGTGTATTCATCCTAAAGAATAGGAGAAAATTATGAAAATTTTTGAGCAAGAACAACTAGATGGTCTATCAGAAAAACTAACAGCATCAGCATCCATAACATATGCTTCTGCCGTTACTCCATCTATTGACCATAACAAGCATAATATTAAAGAGATCAAGTCTCTAGCATCTTTTAATGACTCAGATCTTTATTATGTTCAATCTATTTTAGTAAGTTCATCTTGGAACAAAAATGACGACATCTTCGATAAAGACGAGGTGTGGGCAGCCAGAAATACCCCAGAAGATAAACCTACCAATCTTGAGCATGATGAGGCTACTATTATCGGCCATATTACATCTAACTGGCCAATCACAGAAGATGGAATCCTAATAGATGATACTACTGCAATAGAAAATTTACCAGAAAAATATCATATATTAACTGGTTCAGTAATCTATAAGGGATTCTCTAATGTTGATCTAAAAAATAGAGCTGATAAATTAATAGCAGAAATAGAGAATGGTTCTAAATATGTTAGTATGGAGTGCTTTTTTAAGAATTTTGATTATGGGTTAATTAATAAGAGCACTGGTGAATATAAAATATTACCAAGAAATGAAGCTACTGCATATTTAACAAAATATTTAAGATCATATGGTGGACAAGGCGAACATGATAATTATAAGATAGGTAGAGTATTACGTAATATTACTTTTTCCGGTAAGGGATTTGTTGATAAACCAGCTAATCCTGATAGCATAATTTTTACTAAAAATATGTTTGACGAACCGGGTTTTAAAAATTCAACCGAAAAATTTGAAGATTTATCGATTGCGGGTGTATTTGATAATCAGACCAACCTTAATGTGGAGAATAACATTATGAACCTAGAAAATATTCAAGCAGAAGTGGCTGAACTAAAAACTAAAATCGAAGCTATGACAAGTTCTTCAGCTGAAGTCGTATCTCAGCTAAAGGATAAAGTAGCTGCTTTAGAGACTGAAGTACAAGCTAAGGAGCAAACTATTGCCGAGCTGACAGCTGCTCAAGAAGCTCTTGCTGGTAAAAAGGAAGAAGCCACTAAGATGGAAGAAGAAATGATGGCTAAAAAAGATGAAGATATGAAGAAGGCAAAATCAGACTTAGAAGCTGCTCTAGAAACCATTGCAGCATATAAGGCTAAAGAAGAAGAGATGATGAAGAAGGAAAAGAAAATGAAAAGAGCTGCCTCTCTAATCGAAAATGGATTAGATATTGATACAGCTAATGCTACAGTCGATAAATTCGAAAGTATGGATGATGAAACCTTTGCTGCTATGACTTCTTTATTCGCTGGAAAGATGCCTCCATGGTTGGAAAAGATTAAAAAGGGAGACGATGAAGAAGAAGAAGACAAGAAAGAAAAAGCAGTTAAGAAGGATAAAGAAATTGAAGAAGAAGATGCTATGATGATGAAACGTAAAGCATCCCAAAAAGAAACTTCAGAAGATACAGTTGATGCTTCTGTTTTAGAAACAGCAGAGGTAGAAGCTGGGGTTAATCTTGGTGTTGGCGGAGAAGTATCATCATCCGTTGAGACAACACGCGCAGAATTGGTAGAATTCGTTTCCAGCAGACTCGGTAAGAAACACTAATTTTATAGGGAGAATACTAATATGGCTCTTAAACCACATCGTGTTGAATCATACACAGACGTTTCAAATTTCATGGACACTGCTGCCGAACGTGGCGGAGTTGTTGTTCATGTAAATTCTGGTAGCGGTGTTGCTATGGATGATGGCAATGCTACTGTTGCTTATCCAACAGGCACACCATCCGGAACAAAACCAGCCGGTCTATTACTAAATGACGTTGTCAGTTACGACCTAACTAGACAGCATCTCAACTGGTATCGTGACGAAGTTCCAGTAGGTTCTAAAGTAACTGTTCTTCGTCAGGGACAAGTTGTTACAAATATGTTAGCTGCCGTTTCTCCAACTGCCGGTGCTGATGCTTACTATGATGGTGATGGTAAGCTCACTACAGTTAGTACAAACAGCACAAAAGTTGGAAGATTCCTTGGCGGCAAAGATGCAGATGGTTACGTCAAAGTAGATATCAATATCACCTGATAATGGAGAAAACTAAAAATGTCAGCTAAAACTCAGAAATTTCAGCCTACACCAGAATTAACAGACCTACTTGTTCGTTCTGGTTCACAGAATCGTGAAGTCGCTCTAGCAGCTAATGCAGAATTTGCAAAAGCTCTTGAGCTTCCATTGAGAAAAGGTTTGCTCAGTGGTGATATTCTTGACGGCATCTTCGAGCCAGTTAAGCTTGCTCAAGGAGCTACTCCAGAATTCCCATTGGATTTCCTTGCTCCTGGAACAGAAAAAGACTTTGTGGCATATACCATTCCAAACCATGGTTATATTCCAGAACGTCATGTTGAGAGTGATTACGTTATGGTACCAGTATATGATATTGGTTCCAGTATCGATTATCTCCTCAAGTATGCTCGTGATGCTCGTTGGGACGTTGTTGGTCGTGCTATGGAAGTGCTAGAAGGTTCATTCGTCAAGAAGATGAATGATGATGGCTGGCACACTCTACTAGCCGCTGGTGTTGATCGTAATATCGTTGTTTTCGACAGCGATGCTGCCAATAACCAGTTTACAAAGCGTCTCGTTAGTCTCATGAAGACAGTTATGCGTAGAAATGCTGGTGGTAACTCGGCTAGTAATAACCGTGGTATCCTAACAGATCTTTATGTTTCACCAGAAAGTATGGAAGACATCCGCAACTGGGGTATCGACCAGATCGACGAGACAACTCGTCGTGAGATCTATACTGCTGCTGACGGCACACTAAACCGTGTTTTCGGTGTCAATCTACATGATCTAGATGAGCTAGGTGTTGGCCAAGAGTATCAGCTATTCTATAGCAGTGTCCTCGGCGGCTCACTACCTGCCAGTAAGAGTGAGATTGTTGTTGGTCTTGACCAGCGCAAGAGTGATAGCTTTATTATGCCAGTTCGTGAAGAAGTTCAAATCTACGAAGACGAGACACTACATCGTCAGAAGAGAGCTGGATTCTACGGATGGGCAGAACTAGGCTTTGCTGTTCTTGACAATCGTAGAGTTCTACTCGGCGCTCTCTAATCAGATCGCTATCATTATTTGATAAAGAAGTAAGGGCTGGGTTTTAAACCCCGGCCCTTCTTTTTTTCTAGTCTCATCTTATATAGCATAAGGTGTATATCTAATTATCGATAGATAAATATTTATTATTACATTAAGGCTAATTACTATGCCAGCAAGTAAATATGATTTTTCTGTAGAGCAGGGCACCTCTTTTAAGCTGGCATTAATCTATAAAGATCCTAATGGCACTCCTATTAATATTACTAATTGGTGTGCTAGGCTAATTTGGACGACAGACGACGGATCTACTCAAGTTTTTTCTACATCTAATATTGATTATTCTGTGTATAAATTCTCTATTTCCGGGACAGAGGGAAAACTATTGCTACAGATACCGGCTCGTACAACAAATCTTTTTCTTTTTGATAAAGCCAAATATGATCTTGAGCTAGAAAGTCCAAACAATATATATTCTGGAGGAGGAAACGAGATCATTAGACTAATATTTGGAACTGTTAAAATTACCCATAGATTTAGCGAAAACAACACCCTATTGGATTGTTAATATGAATGATTTTATAGTAGTTGTTGAAACCCCAGACCCTAATATCATATCTATAGAGACTGGCTTTATAGATAATATAGGCGTGGTAGAAATTGAGAGACAAGTAACTCCAAGTGTAAATATACTAGGACCAAATACTGTTATTAATATTAGTGATTTACCAGAAATACCATTTAGTAAAATAACTGGATCTTTGGATGTGTCTAGAGTTAGCGGTCTAGACAATTATTTAAATCACTATACTTTTGACTGTGGCACCCCCTAAGAATCATCAGTCTTCAAACATGAGCGGAGCATAAAATGCCAGCACTAACCACTATTCAGCTAAGAAGAGGATCCTCAAGTCAGTGGACAGCTTCTACCAACCCTTTATCTCAAGGAGAGTTAGGACTAGATACAACAATCAAAAAGTTTAAGATAGGTGATGGTACTAGTCTATGGTCTAGTTTGCCTTGGGCTAATATTATGGGAGCCGATTTTATAGGAGTTAGTGGAATAAATGTATCTTATTCCTCTCCTTCTGGAAATGTTACAGTATCAGTTACTGGATTAAATTCTAGTTATTTAAGCGATTTTAATACTGCTGTTAGTGGCTTATTGCCAGTTAAGAATATTCTAGCAGGTACTAATATTGCAGTTAGTGGGGATAATGGAACTTTTACAATATCTAGCAATGGATTAGACACTAATACTGTAAAAGATGTTATAGGAGCTACTATTATTGGTGTTAGTGGTATTAGAGCAAGTTATGACAATACTGGTAAAGTAGAAACTATCTCTGTTACTGGATTAAGTAGTTCTTATATTGGAGATTTCAATAGTAGTGTTAGTGGTTTAGTAAATAGCACTTATGCTCCACTCAATAGTCCAGCATTAACCGGAGTTCCAACAGCGCCAACAGCTGCTGCTGATACCAACACCACACAGATAGCTAGTACTGCATTTGTTCTCGGACAAGGTTCGTCATTAACTCCTATAATAGACGGCACAGCAACAATTGGGACCTCTAATAAATACGCAAGAGCAGATCATATCCATCCAACAGACACCTCAAGAGCTGCATTATCTGGAGCAACCTTTACTGGATCAGTTACTATTCCAAGTGGTAATGGTAATTTTGATACTTTAACAGTTAGTGGTACTGGTGTTAGTTTAAATGGACACACACATACATCTACTAATATTACAAATTTTAATACTGCAGTTAGTGGTCTATTAAATGTCAAGAGTCTAGTGCAGGGAACTGGGATTGGTATCGTTAATAATGGTGGTATCCAAACAATTAGTGTTACTGGTATTCCAAGCTCTTTAATCACTGATCTAGGAAATGTGGCATCAACAGAAGTTGTTGGTAGAACAGGAATATCTTTAACTTATGATAGTGTTTATGATAGAATGTATATAGATACTACTGGAGTTTCCTTTAATGGACATTCTCATACTTGGAGTAATCTTACAGATGCTTCTACAAAAGCAACCCTAACAGAACTGTCCTATTTATCTGGTGTTAGTCCTGGAACGGTTAGTTCTGGTAGAGCATTAGTTGTTGATAATAGTAAAAACTTAACTGGTATTAATTCATTAATAACAACTGGAGATGTAACTGTTGGGGGAAATCTGACAATACAAGGAACAACAACAACAGTTAATAGTACCACTGTTAATATTGGTGATAATATTATAAGAGTAAATACTAGTGGATTGACAACAGGAGGTTTTGAGGTTTATGACGGAAGCGTTATACAATCCATAGTATGGAATACAGTATCTAACAGATGGGAATTTAGTGGTGGTAATATTTATACTAGTGGAAACTTTGTTGGAAATTTAAGCGGTAATGCTAGTACCGTAACAAATGGAGTTTATACAACAGATAGTGGCACAGTAACCAGTACTATGATTGCTAATGATACTATCGTTAATGCAGATATCAATAGTTCTGCAGCTATAGCATATAGCAAACTCAATTTATCAAATAGCATACTAAATAATGATATCGGATCATCTGCAGGTATTGCTTATAGCAAATTAAATCTTAGTGGTTCTATATCGAATTCTGATATCAGCAGCAGTGCAGCAATTGCAGTTAATAAATTAGCTAGTAGTGGAATTACTTTAGGTTCAACTGTGGTCAATCTAGGTGGTACAGTTTCTGAAATAGCTGGACTAACAAGTATCAGTGGAGTTAGCACATCTATTCCAACGTATTTAGTAAATTGTTTAATTGATGGTGGAACACCATAATATTACAAATATAGAAAGAAGACTTACTAATGGTTTCATTTTATAGCTTTGGTAATAAATGGGTATTTAAGAAGAATAAACCTCTAATTAGAAGTAGTAATTTAATTAGTTCAAATACAGCTAATGTAGATTCTGCCCGTTGGAATGGCGGAGATAGAGTTACTTCTGTTGGAACTAATGGTGGTTCTAGTTACTATGGTTGTTATGATATGATGGGAAATAACTGGCAATGGACAGATCTTTATTCATCACCCAGTCCTATCAAAGGAAGTCTCGGATTATTTTGGGGAGATAGTGGTCCAGGATCATCGTTAAAATCTGTTATGGGATCAGCAGCATATTGGGATCATAAAGCCTCGCAAGCATATTCAACATTTGGAGTTAGAATAGCTTCATTAACAAACCCAGACTCTTTACCGAATTTTGTTCTTGTTGGAGATGCTGGAAATAGCGGAACAGGAGGGAGTGGTATGGGTGGTGATGATGGTGGTGATGGAAAAGTTATTCTTTATTTTACTTAAACAAAACTAATTATACCAGGATCTAAATAGGCCACTATATTTATTGGTAAAGGTATTGCTTGTTGCATATGGGTGTATTAATCATTAAGATAACCTATATACTTATT